TGCCTCGTCCAGCAACTATGTTGCAGCGTTTACTCTCAACGATCAGCGACCAATCACCGCTGCTTCTGCCGACTGGCAAGGCCGCGTGATCGTCTGATCATTCACAACCCGTGACCTTCCTCTCAAAGGCCCGGCAGTCCATTCGTGGCTGCCGGGCTGAGGGGGGAACAGGAGACTGCTGATGGCTCTGGCTGACAACGCACTCGTATCTTTGGCCGATGCAAAGGCGTACATGGGGGTTGGCACATCCGGTGACGATGCCCTGATCGAACGTCTGATCAATGCAGAGTCAAGCCGCATCGAGCGGTACTGTGACCGCAACTTCAGAAAGCAGTCTTACCGTGAGTCTTACAACGGCTCCGGGCAGCGACGGCTGCGGCTTCGCAACTACCCTGTCATCGGAATCAGCCGCGTAGCCATAGGCAACAAGATCGCGTTCAGTGTCAGCAGCGACACCGCCAGCGACCTGCGTGCCGTTGTAGAGGTTCGCAGCGACCGCTTGGTTCTGACCCGTCACCAGTCCGACGGCACAAAGACGACAAGCAACTTAGTGTTTGCGTCCAACAGCAACGACACGGCTTCGGGCCTTGTCGATGCCATCAACGCTGTGTCTGGCTTTGATGCAACCCTGTCAACCAACTGCTTGAGCATTGACCTGTTCCGCCAGGGCGGCGTGAACGTCATGCTCTCGACTGCACAGGTTGAGTTCCCTGACCGCGACGATATCCCGTACCGCGTGCATGATGATCGTGCCACGCTTGAGTTCGTGGATTCTGCTGACATGCTGTTCTTCGGCAAAGCCACTGACGCAGGGCTGCCATTCCCTCACACCTTCGGTGGCATCCTCGTCGAGTATGACGCAGGCTTTGACGGCCTGAGCGAGATACCTGCTGATCTTGCACAAGCCTGCATTGAGTTGGTGCAGTACGCCTACAGCAACAAGGCCGAGAACCCAACCATGCAGTCTGAGTCAATCGGCTCATACTCGTACACCCGTGCATCCGATCCAATCCGATCATCCGAGCGGATCAGGGAACTTCTGGCTCAGTTCATTGATAGGAAGTCATGAGCGTCACCGAACTCATCACGAAGCATGGGGTGTCAATCACCATCCAGACCGCCGGAACCGCGAACGATGCGTCAGGCTTTCCGGTGCTGACGTACTCGGACGGCTCAACCGTCACTGGGTTCATCCAGCCAGCCGGTGCGTCGGAGCCTCTGCAAGCCGGTCGTGACGAACTCGTGATCACGCACCGCGTCTACTTCGATGCAGGCGTGACCATCGCACCAACCAACCGGCTCAAGTTCACTGATCCGGCAGACAGCAGCGTGCGGTTCTTGGAAGTGGTCGGCGTGATCAAGCCCGGCATGTTTGCTGGTGCTGCGTCCCTTGCCCACGTTGTGGTTGACTGCTCCGAAGATTCAACGGCGGTGGCATGAGTTATCAGTTCAACAACAAACTGGTCATGCAACTTGGCGAGCAGATGGCATCCAAGGCGGTGCAGGCTGCTGGCATTCTGCTTGAAGGTGAAATCAAGAAGCGGCTGAACCTGAAGTCCTCTTTGCCACCGAATCCCCCGTCAGTTGCTCCTGCTGGCCCATTTAGAAAATTTGGCACACTTGGTCAAAGTATTCAGACTGATAAAAGGAATGCAAAAGGCAAGAAGCCATTTGTGCGCGTTGGCACATCGCTGGTCTACGCTGCCCGGCTTGAGTTCGGGTTCGTTGGTTCTGACAGCAAGGGCCGCGTGATCAACCAAGCAGCCAGACCGTACATGCGTGACTCGCTCAACAACAATGTCAAAGAGATGCGAGATGCGGCGATTGCTGCGGCTGAGATGGTGTTCAGGAAGTTCGCAGCACAGCGAGGTGGGCGATGAGCCAAGACGTTGTAAAAGCGTTCTACACGCAACTGATCAGCGACACCAGCGGTGGCTCGTTCCACGCAGCCGTGAGCGGTCGGATCTACGAGCAGGAAGCACCAAGCATGGAAGCCGTGCCACTGGCAATCTTCCAACTGATCAGCGCGCCGTTTGACCAGACGTTCAACGGCAGCACAATCAAGGACTATCTGTTCCAAGTCGATATCTACAACAGGAAGCAGGACGGTATGACAGCCCTCGGCGGCATCCAAACCAAACTGCTTGCGCTTATGAATAACAGCACGCCAAGCATCGACAACCACGGGCGTGCGAAAATCGAATGCACCAACGACGGTATTCGCTCAGTCGAGGGCGAGTACCTTAGAGTCATCACTGAGTTCAGGCTTCGCACTGGGGCCATCACCTAAAGGAGCCAAGACATGGCAAACCGTATCACCGGATCCGATGGTCAATGCACCGTTGCGAACCACAACATTCTCTTCAACACTTGGTCAGCAACCTTCTCGCAGGTTGTCTCTGATGTCACGTCGTTTGCTGATTCGTTCGCACAGAAGCGTGGCGGCTTGATGTCCGGCACATTCTCTGCTTCTGGCATCATGCAAGACAACGCAGGCACAACCGAACCTATGCCAACCTCAACAGATGTGCTGAACTTCAGCAAGGCTGGTGAGGCTGTGACTTTGCAAACCGGATCCACCACCAAGACCTTGAGCCAGTGGTCAGGCACGGCTGTCATTGGCAACGTGTCGCCCACCAGCACTCAAGGCGGCGATGCTTCGATCAGTGTTGACGGCGAGTTCACTGGTGACATCACCTTGACTTGGGATGAGACCTAAGCATGGCAAGGAAGTCGCCTGATGATTGGGTCTCGGTTGTGCAGTTCAAAGGGCTGAAGACCGGCAAGATCATCACGAGGAAGTGCGGCTGCTCCGCTGAAACACTCGAAGAAGCACAGCGTTGTGCTATCTCGCTCTATCGTTTGACCAACGACATCAACCGTCTGGTCAGTATTGAAACCAAGCGGCGGCGGGACTGGTCTGAATCCACAGTCTCGCTGCCGCCTAACCTGAGAGGAACAGCATGAACAAGGAAGTCACGATCACGTTGGATGGGCAAGAGTTCATTGTGCCGCGTCTGACCGTACGACAGATCCACGAGGTAGGCCACCGGATCTTCGAGACTCGCCGGAAAGAATGTATTGATGATTGCCGTGCCGTTGGAATGGACAACAAGCAGACGATGGCTGAGGTGGCACAACTTCGGGCGGCGTGGGATCAAGGCACAGAAGTCAAACGCCAGGCGTACACTGAACTTGGTGCGAGGATGTTCGTTGCAGCAGCCCTTGAAGGAGCCAACAAAGAGCCTGACGTGCTTGACGCGGTTGACGATCTGGTTGCCCTTGCATCTGCTTCGGCTGCCGTCTGCGGGCTTTGGAACCCGTGGGAAGAATCCAACGACGAGCAGGCAGAAGAGATTGACCCTGATGCAGAGGAGATCGTTGCCAACAATCAAGCGTGAGGCCGGGCGTCAGTCTGGTTCACCGGGACTGGACGAAAGAGCGGGCATACATTGCCCACTTCTTCCCCGGCGTTGGCGAGCCGATAGAACTAACGCTGCCAGAATGGAACGGCCTTTTGGAGCAAGTCGAGACGTTTGCAAAGATGAGGTGACACATGGCTGATATCAAAGCAGGCTCTCTGAATGTTGAGATCACGGCTGACAACAAGCCGCTGACCGAAGGCTTGAGAAAAGCCGAACAGCAAGTCAAAAAGACTGATGACAAACTGAAGCAACTGACTCGCACTACCACTACCGCGAGTGATGCAGCAGGCGGTGGCTTCCTTGAGGCGACCGGCAAAGTCCAGCAGTTCCAGTCACAGATATCAGCAGCCCTTGGCGTGGTCGCTGGCTTCACCGCAGTCGCCACGATTGTTGGTGGTATTGCAAAAGCCTTTCAAGAGGTAGGAGGTGAAGTAGGCAGATCAAGAGACTCACTTGAGTCTTTCGAGCGTTTGCTTCGCAGCGCGGCAAAGAACACGCCTGTGCTTGGTCAAATCTTGGGTGTCGGATTCAGCCTTGCTGATGCTTTTTCATCTGCACGCTTTGAGGCTGGTACTCAAAAGAATATTGCAGACCTAGAGCGGCAGATTAGAGATGCAGAACGGCGGCTTCAATCAGGGGCAGCCGGTGGTGAATTTGTCGGGCCGGGTGGCACAATAAGAACCAGCAGGCAAGACGTACTTGATGAAATCACAGACCTTGAAAAAAGGCTTCAACTCGCGCAAGAAGCAAGACGAGAACTAGAAGCCGAATTGTCTGCTAGAGCGCAAAGCCTCGGTGTTCAGGCACAACAAATCAGACTGGATCTTGAGAGCGAAGCGTTGAGGCTGACTGGCAAAGATGCTGAAGCGGATCTTCTAAGTATCAAAAAAGAAGAACTGGAGATTGAGAATCAAATCAACCGCCTGATTGCCACACGAAACTCTTTGGATTCTGCTGGCTTCAATAACCTTGCCAAGACGCTTGATGCACAAATCAGGGCATTGGATGCGGTCAAAAAGCAAACAATCGAACTGAAAAAGCAAGCGGTGCTTCAAAAGACAGTTGGTGACATCTTCACCGGGCAAACCGCTGCGGGTGCTTTCAAGGTCGCTCTGTCAGTTGCAAAGAGTACCGTGGGTTCCACAACTGCTTCACCGTCAAGCCCGCAAGGCAAGCAGGTCACGCTGCTTGAAGAGGCAACGAGGCTACTCGGCATCATCGCAAACAAAGAGACAGCACTGACATGACGATCACAAGCAACGAAGTCAAAGACACTGGCGGTCTGATCATTGACGCCAAAGAGTCAAAAAGCACAACCAAGCGACGGTTCGTGGTTGCATCTGACACGGCTGGCGAACTTGATACAGACTTCCAAGCGTTCAGGTCAACGGGTGTCTCTCTTGGTGATCCGCACCCGGACTACCCGACGCTGAATGCAGTTCGAGTCGAGTCCAAGAGGGACATTGACAACCCGCTCGTTTGGCGTGTGACGTTTGAGTACGAGAGCCGAGAAGCCGTCGGCGTCATCAGCACATTTCCAACGCAGTTCTCACAGAAGTGGAACATGGCAACTGAAACAGTTTTCAAGGATGTGTTCCGTGTGCCCGGCGATGACCCTGATAACATCTATGCTAATTTCAACTTTCGCGCGGCGTCTGGTGTTGATATCGGTGGCACACCAATTGATGCTGCGGGCAAGCCAGCAAGTGTCCAGACATCTCGGGCAAAATTGATTGTTGAGATGGAAGTTGTCACAAGACCGTCAGAGATATCAAACTATCTGAACACCATTATGGCCTTGACCGGTACTAGAAATCGACAAGCATTCCTTGGTGCTGCTCCCGGCGAACTCTTATATCTAGGTGGGCAAACCCAAACTCTTGGCTTGGTAGAAAGTGGGAGTGAGCGATACAGCATCAGACACTCGTTTGTCTTTGACAACGCTAATCACAAGATTCAAGTCCCACAGATCGATGCCGCCACCGAAAAGGTACGTTTGGGCAAACGAGATTCTGCTGTGACAGCACCGGGATCAAGTATCTCTGGGTACAAAGATCACGCTTACAAAGTCTTTTGGAAGCAGCCATTTCCAAACTTACGCGACTTCAGAAAGTTGGGCATCCGACTGTGAGCAAAATACCCGGCATCCAAACTGGACTTGGAAACCTCACGCCAGATGTATGGCGTCGAATGTCTAATTCGATCTATTCGACCGAAGAGAATGCTGGAGAACGACCGCCAGCCAGCAGCCCTAACATTCCTATCGCACCTTTTCCGGCACTAATCACCGGATACAACTTGATCGATCCAACAGACCAAGATTTTGAGAACCCACGAAGGCGGTTCTACTATCAGTGGAACGAAGTAAGTGTGAGGTTTACAAAGAACAACGGCGTCACGGTTGAGTTGTTTGAGGGTTCAAGAACAAGCAGCACACCCGGTCAGCCTGACTTTTTGCCTGCGATCAATGGCGCAGAGGTTGGACAACCAACGCAACGTGAATCTTCAATCCTGGGTGTACGCCTTGACAATTACCCTGAAAGAGTTGCTGTGATGCCAGCGGTTCACGATTCAACCCCTGTTCATTCAGGTGGTACTTTGAACACCGCGCAAGTGACAGATGGCCCTCTGGTGATGATGTCTCTGATTCCATGTGTCATTGATGAAGACCCCGGATCAGGTGACGATAGACAGTTCCCACTGATCGGCATGTTCTACTCAGCCATCAAGTTTGATGGAGTCTGCGACGAATGAGCCTCAAGAGATACTGCTGCTGCGACCAGCCAAAGCAGATTGTTAGATTTATTGAATGCGAATTAGTAACTTCGATTCCTTCCGGTTCGTATATGATTCCTGAACAGGACTGCTCATTCTTCTTAGACTTAGGATCTGATTTAGAAGTCCCTCTTGGGAACTTTGAAATTTACTCTGGGGGCCGGGCGTCAACAAACGAAGCACCAGTCAAAATCTTTGACGATTTTGTTTTTGTCCCAAGAGACAGTATTGGTCTAATCGCTCCGGATAACAACAGCGTTTCACCTAACAACTTGGGTAGTATTTTTGGGTTTAGGCACAGAGGTTTTAGGATCAAAGAGAAGCCTTTGATGCTGACCACTGCTCAACTATTTTCTGGGGATTTTGTAAGCGGGTATCGGTTCCGATGCCGCAAACCATCCAACTCTGACGATGACAAGATTGACCAAGTTGATAGTGGGGGGTTCTACTTTCTTGGCAACACATTCTCCCAAACTCCGGCTCTTATTCAAGAAAGAACCAGTGAAGACCAAGACGGAAACCCAGTAAATTTCTTTGTTGGATATAACCCAAGGCGTGAAATCAAAAGGCCGGAGCAGGCAAGGTATTACGGGAACGGCCCGTACCCAAAATTGATTTTTGACTTCACCTCACAATTCCCATCGACAGTCACTCTCACCTTTACATACAAATTTAGAACAGGCTTGTCAGGATCTAGGGTGCAAAGGGAAGAGGTGATCACCCGGACGTATTCAAAATTTGTAGCGGGTGGCAAGACCAAACCAACAACCGAATCAATCACAAGGAATGACGGTATCTTCACCTATAGAAACGTGGACGGTTTCGATTCCGAAAGTCCAGAAGATTCAAGTTATATTTTGTTTGGCTACCGAAGTACCGACTGCTCCGAGGAAAGGCCAGACCAACAAGGTGGCGGTCGTCCCGACTATATTGTTTCGGCTCCCTCGATCCCGATACGTTTCTACAGTTTTGGAAACGACGATGACCAGATCGGAGGCGGGTTCGGTGTTGAGCGGATATCAACGGGAGACGGAGCGACTGGCTTGTCACCTGTTTTGACCGATGAAAACTTCAGTGCTTCAAACACGGCAACCTTCTTCCCTCACGAACTTCGTTGCGGGGCGGTGATGACCGATGTGACCACGGGGCCGAACCTTGCCCCAATCGGCAACGATGAAGACATCCCTTTTGTTTTTGGCACATCGTGCGGATTTACTAATCCTACAGGTGCGAATCCGTCTCCAAACGTCACAAATTCCGCTTGCTCTTACAAGTCCGGTTCAGCACTTACAAACATCCACTCCTTCTCAATCGAATGCTCGATGATTGGTTTGCAGCGTCCTGCCGTTCGTCGCGGCAAAGGAGTGAGTGGCGTAAACAATATCACGATCCGCAACTTGGTAGAGAAAGGGTTTGCGTTTGGGACTATTGACGTTCGTGCTATAACTCTTGATGCTACTAACGGATCTTTGAGTTTGCAGAGCATGACGAATCCTTTGACGGGGGCGTATCACTTTTTGACGGACGGGATGCCAGGAGAGTCAAACTTCCGGGGAATTTCTTTTGTTGGGGGGAGCGAAGAGGTTATGCCACCACCCGAGGTCAGCGGAATATGAACTGCGAATATTTGTTGATTCAGCAAGGTGAGAGAATGTGCGGACTCAACCGGCATGAGCGCCCGACCGAAGAAGAATGTGCAGCCTGCAAAGACGCGGGCCGTGATTCCATTGGTGGACTGGGTGACACGGTTGCCCGATATATCAACAAGACACCGCTGCGGCGATTGAAGCCGAAGGGCTGTGGATGCAAGCGAAGGCAAGAACGGCTCAACGAATTGATGCCAGCAAAGGATTCTGACTGATGGCAACTTTGATCTGGACAGGCGGCGAGTCAGCCACGACCAAGACATTCACAACAGCAGCCAACTGGGGCGGAACCGCACCAAGCAACGATGACACTCTGATCATCAACAGCAGCAGCGACACCATTGACGGTGAGGCAACAGGCCTTACTGGTATCACGTTCAGAGTTGGCGAAGGGTTCACCGGCACGATTGGGGACAGCACAACATCGCTTGACCTTGACGGCCCTCTTTGCGAGTTCGCATCAGGTGGAACCGAAGCGTACATCACCGGCACTTGGACTGACTTCAGGATCACCGGCGGTTCTGCTTCTGACGCATTCTTGACGCTCAAAGGCAACGCCAGCAACGCCATCACAACGCTGCTTGCTTCCAGGCTGAACGGCA